TTCTTCGGTTTTAAGCTAGCATAGAATCTACAACATGGAATATCTGATTGTTCTGCGGTATAGTCATATCTTGTGGTAGCATACAAACTACAGTCAATAACGTCAGACACCACATTCCCATCAATATTACAGGATATCGTTCCAGTTTCCGTATCTGCTTCAATTACGATTTTCGCCATTATTCGTCCTTTTCATTTTGCAGAGCGAATACACTACTCTGAATTTGTCGAATTTCTTCGATTGTTGGTTGTCTGTGATTTTTGGTAATAAAACTATCTTTTAGTTCCGCAAATGAGGTATATGCCCATTCCGGTAGTTTTTCTTCAATTAGGTTATACAGGATTTCTTCTGAAATTTCCTGAAATGGTTTTAGGGCACATAGTGTGGAAAACTTAATATCTTCTAAGGCTTGTGTTTCATCATTAGAGAGTTGTCTAACATTCTTTTTACCGAGAGACTTCGTAATAGTAGGAGTTAATATCTCCGAAATTGCGGATTGTGCGGTCTCAGCCCACATAAACGTCTCTATAAAAGCCCTGGGTTTTACAACCTTTTGTTTACGTTTTGTACCATCCTTAGAGTTTTTTGGTCTTCCGTTATTATTTTTTGGGGTAAATGCTGGGGGTGTTTTAGGAGTTAGTTCGGCTGTTTTTTCTAGGGTATTTTTCTCACCTTTTTTACGCGGGGCTAGCTCTAAACCAACCTCCGATGGTGCCACCCCACCACCCTGCAATGCCATCTTCTTCATATCTTCCTCTGTCTGAGGATTATGGAAGCTACCAGCTTTAGGAGGCATAACCTTTGCGGAGCGTTTCTTGGTTTCTCGCTTAATTTGAGCATTTTCCGAGTCTGACGTAATACCGAATGCCTCTTGCACAGTCTTATGACTTATGATATCCCGGTCTACTAATTGTACTAATAAGGTCTTGATGGCGGATTCATCGGATAGACTCATCTGGTCAAAAGAAAGTTGAGGGGGTTTCGCAAAACCCATAGCTTTCTGAACTATCCTGATTTGTTTATTCCAGAAGTCGATTAGGACGTTTCTTCCGTAATCTAGGCGGTCTATCAGGGTTTTCAGGGCTATACTATTGTTGGTGAAACCTCCGGAACCTCCACCATTTCCGGTGAGAGTTGGTGGGATACCTAACCCCTCGTAAATATGATTCCAGATAGGTTCGTACTTTGATTTACCCAAAAAGTTATGTGTTTGAGTGTTAGACTCGGTAAATTTTAGTTCTGGACCCCATACTAAATCGAAAACACCACCCCCAACATTATTTGAGACTATATTTCGGAGTTTGTTAATTGCGGTACGTGTCGGTAATATAGTAGTTGCGATATTATCTGTGAGATGACCTAAATTCCAGAGACGTATATTTGAGATTACCCCATCCAAAGCCGAATTATCAGCCAGTTTGGTCTTGGCAAGCTGCATCAGGTCTGGTAGGATTGGAGCAACGAGCGGTCTCGCCCAGATTTGTCCGTCATCCTTTTTGTAGTAGTAGGGGTAGAGTTCATCCTGGTCTAGTTTTATGTAGGCTGCCGCATTTTTATCTAAAGCTTTTAATTCATCGGGAATCTCCGAAAATAGTTTCTGATACTCTTTTTCCCCAATAATTCCACGTTGAGCTTCCAGTAAACGTAATCCCATCACAATATCTGAGGCAACTTTCAACAAAAAGTAGGGCTTTCCGAGGAATCCTGAAACAGGTCCACCGAATACCTGAAGACTTCTTGGATTATGTATGACATATTTTAGAGGGATTTTTAGTGCTTTTACAGCTTGTGCTTTCCAGGTGTTAGCCTCCTTCAGGTCTAAGTCTCCATCTACCCGTTGAATCACTACATTTCCGGCTCTATAGAACATATTTATGATATTTGAGGAACGCTCCGCTCCACATACTTTTTCGAACCATCGGACCCAGAATTTCTCTTGGGATTTGACTGGGTGCTTCAGCGTTATACCGGCACTCGCGAAATCTGACATCAAATTGATGACATTATAGACGATTCCGATATTGTCGTAGGCATCCATACAGCACTTAATTAAAGCGTTTATTTCGAGAGGTTTTCGCTCTCCTGGTCGTGCCCATGTATAATCAGAGGTATTGTAAGATGAGCGTTGGGTTACATCCGGTTGTACATTTATGATTGGCCCGAAATTTCCGGAATTGTACGAGATATCCGCACGTGTTCTCCAAGAACCTCCGTAGGATTCCACTAATCTCTCATCTTCCAGGTAAACGGGCTTGACTTCGAGCTTTTTGACTGTCATATTGTGTTCCGATTGGTAATTTGAATGAGTTTTCTCCTTTGTATACCGGATTTTTAGAAAAATGGAAAAAGTTCCTGGAATAGTTTATCAGGTCGAAATATTAGATGATGGCGTACAATCGTTCTATAATAAGCTATTCTTAGGGTATGTCTATGATGTTGACGGGCTTAAAAAAGAGCTAAATGTTAATCTGTATAGAGTGTGGGACTTAGATAGATTTTCTAGTAAAGAGGAATTCCTAAAACCTTACATCAATAATCTAGGTCATGATAGTTCAGATATTACAGGTGAATCACTCTACTACGATATATGTCTAGGTAACAATACCTACAGAACAGAACAAGAGTTATTTAGTATAGATATTTCTCTGGAGGATGTCCAGAAATTTATCCTTGAAAATCATAGTGTTCTAGAAAAACAATACGAACGGAATGTCGAGTGGATATTAGAATTGAGGGAAATCAAGAATTACAATGATATCAAACAAGTCATAGTAATCAGAAAAGATTTGAAGTGTCGGAGAGGGAAAGAAATTGTGCAGGGGTGCCATGCATCCAATATGTTCCTGATGTGGAGACTAGGTACTATAAAGAAGGGTGCTAGTATTCATTATACATTGAGTGAGGTCGAAGAATTATGGCTTGAGGGCAACTACAAGAAAATCTGTGTAACCGTAGACTCAGAATCAGAACTTGATAGAATTTACGAAGAAGCTAGACTAGCCGGATTGGAAGTAAATATGGTGACTGACCTAGGTCTCACAGAATTCAAGAAACCAACCAAGACTTGTTTGGCGATTGGTCCTGACTATTCAGAAAAGATAGATAAGATTACAGGAAAGCTACCGCTTTATTAGGGAATAAATATGGATAATAGAATTCTAAATATAAATGGTCCTCTTCATGACCCTATCACCGCATCTGATTTGGAAAAACTGACACAAGCACTTAGATTTGCTTTTATTCAGAATTCCTACCGACAGTTATCAGATATCCGAGTTACCCATTATACGAAAACCAAGAAATCCGGCCTAATATTATTGTGGGGTAATAATGGAAATTGTAAGGAATTACCATGCCCTCTCGACTTTGCGGGAGTAGTTCAACTTATACTAAATTATCTCCAGTCAGAAGAAATATCTAGCGTAGAATGTAAGGGATGGGATAGAGATGCCGACCATGATGGTGATAATGGAAAAGGGTGGAGAATCTTTGTGGAAGATTGGGGTCATGTAGAAGGTAACTCCTGTGTAATTTGTGCCATCAAACCTTGTTTTATATGGTATGGAAAATGAAATATTTGCTAGAAAAATTCGACTGGTTCATCTATCATAGAGCTTACAAGTCCTTAGAGAGACTATCTAAAACCTCTATAGGATTCGTATATCTCTTAGAACTATGGTTGGGATACTGGAGAGAGAAATATGGTATCCCGGATTCCCTGAAAAGTTCTACGGAGAATTTCTTTAGGACCCAACGAGACGCTTTCGAGAAGGTGAAGAATAATATGAAAGATGATTATTGGTTTGCCAAAATAGACTGGGAGTTATCTAGTATTGAGTGGACAGAAGAAGAGATTTTTGCAATCCGAGATATCTGTAAGAAACAGTGTCTGACACCTACTCAAGTAATGAGACAGGCTTTAAGAACGTATCAATTAGTTGCAACCGGTTACTCGAAACCTGTGGAAGTAAATCCAATCTCTAAAGCACCGGAATACGAAGAATTCGAGATGTTCTATGAACATTGCGATAAAGATACTTTACATAAGTTCAGGAGTGGTGGACATGAGAGAGATTCTTCACATGATTATAGTGAGTGTTTAGAGTGTAAGTGGTACAAATTTGGAATGTCCGGAGAATATCAGGAGCCTTTTTCAGAAAGAACCTGTGATATTTCTATAGGTCCGCATAAGCATCCTGCATAGCTTTTCCGTACCATACATTTGAGTAGAGCAATCCATTCTCTTGTTTTTGCGGGGTTGCGTACCCACCATTAGATTCGTATGTTGTATCTATATGGTCTCTCATGATGGCTCTAGACGTAGAATTCGCCATAATTAGGGCGGAGGCTCTATCTTTCTTGACTCTAGCCTTCTTACCATCCGCAGTCTTTATGTCGGGGACGCTGAATTGGTCGCGACCACTTGGTAGCTTCGTATGCATAATACAAGTCAACTCGTTCTTGAGTTCTTCGATTTCCTCTACGATACCTTCTAGGGTATCCTCTAAGCCACCATCTGGGACGCTAGTGTCATCCGTCTCACATTCGACTAAACCAAGTGTGGCCCCATCGAAGCTTGGGAACACTAATTGCTGCGTATCCAAGTCTTTCTTGGTATTGAAGTAGGCGTTTGAGAGTAACTCATTGGATGCGAAATGGAACATATGGATGATATGGAGACCTTCCTGTGTGTCGGAATACTCCTGCTTTTGCTGATTTATGATGGGCCAAATCTGCTGTTCGTTGTTTTGGAGTTTGTCTTTATCGGATAGACCTTCGCGAATAGTATTACCACCACCTTGTGAGTCAATTACGATAGCTACCGTAGGGAATCTGTTCATTAGGTTGCGTATTTTTCGTACTACGAATGCCCAATAATTGGATTCATCAGTCTTCTTGATGGTGAGATTGCGTCTATGAAGCTTTTTATTGGTGGTCCAGCTATATACAACCCTTCTATGGTCGTCCATTAGTTCCAATATAATTAGGGCACAGTTATCCTCTTCGGAGGCGGGGTCTATCGCAATGACATAGCGGGACATGGGATTTCCGACTATCTTTGGTACGAAGTCAATGATTTTACCGCCTAGCTCGATTTTGTTGGAGTTGGATGGGGTGGCTTTCTCTATGAGAGACCGTTTGAAGAACCCGTCACTATCAGCAGGGAAACAAGCATAGTATTCGGCCAGGAAGTTCGAGGCTAAAGTATTTACCTTAGAACGAGAGATTTGTGCATTATCGAAATAGCCAGCAGAAACTAAATCGTAAGGTATTCTAATCACACAATAGTCTTGCCATCTGAAATCAGGGTTATGGGCTTCATCTCCTACAACCTTCTCTAACCTATGCATATCTCCGCAGCTTCTAATAATACTTCGGTATTTTTCAAAGTAGGTGTAAAAGTGATTGAACCTGTAATAGGCAGTACCACACAATATGATTTGGTTAGCTAATCTACTTTCATCTTGGACTTCCTCATCCTTAACCCCAAGTTTTTTCTTCATCGCTTTTCGTGATTGAAACTTCATGTTTTCAACAGGGTCTTGGGATACAACACCGAAGCCAGCGACTACATTTTCGAATACACTTCTATTTATACTAGCAAACTCCTCTGCGATAGTATCATTGGACCTCAGTCCGCGAATAGTCGTTCCGTCACCGAGAGGCAGTGCCATGATACGAGATTCACCAATTTTAAATGACCACATAGAAGAGTCGTGCTGAATTACTTGGTCATCTCGTTTTCCCTGTCCAATCATATCACGTAATAATGGGGCATTTCTCCACATAACTTCACAGTATTCAAATACAAGTTTCGCTTGTCTGAATGCTGAACCTACTACACAGACCTTCCTTCCTGGTAGGAATATAGCACGTAACATTGCGTATAGTGCGATGGTGTACGTCTTGGAAAGTCCACGGCTGCCTAATAGTATTGGGAACTTATGATGCCACAACTCATATAACATGAGTGCCTGCAAAGGGAATATAGTAACATTCATTACTTCCTTGCAAAACAATGAGATGTACTCTGGTCTGGACATCACCCAGGTCAAGAATAAGTGTGGCTCCTCATGAAAAAACTCTGGGATATCCTTTATTGGATTGAATATTTCTTCTTCACGAATGTCTAGGCCAAGCCAAGCGTCATCTATGAGCCTCTGAATATCTCCGGGGTCCATCATCTTGTGATTTACAATCTTTTTGACACCCATTCCGCCGTTTTTTACATAACCCTCTTTATTCATCTTTATTCCTTGGTGGATGTACGAAAAATTCTATGTGGTCAAATGATTTACCTTCAATGGCCAAGTTCAGTAGCTCCACGGTCTTTTGTTCTGCTAAGTCTCTATTATCGTGAAATATAGTTTTTACACCGTATTGTTTGTGGATTATATCTAATTTATTATAGATACCTGAAGGTGTCGCCCTTAAATATACCCACTTTCTTCTTGGAATATTTGAACCGTGAGGGTAGAGTAGAACATGTTCCAAAGGGAATTCCAAAATCAAGAAACTATGAGTAATCTCTGACATCCTTATCATCTCTTTTTTGAATCTCGTATAGTCCTCGAATAGGTTGGAGGCGAGTTCACTTACCGAGGCTTTTCTGTCGATTGCTAGAAAGTCCTCTTTTCCGAGGATTGCATAATCCCCGGTCTGAACCTTCTTAGAGATTGTATTAAATCCATAGAACTCAAGCTGAAATTTTTTCTTCTCCCTTGTATCAACCATAATAATTGGTGAATCCATTATACTTCCAACCATTTCCATAGTTTTCCACTCTTTATTTTTCCAATAGTGCTAGGAGAAACGTTTAGTTTTCTAGCTAGGTCAGCCTGAGTCCCTTCTCCGTTTTTTAGCCACTGTTTTATTGTTCTAGCCCCTTCTTCAGTTAATTTAGCATTGCCATTTCTATCACCACGTGAGTGCGTGTCATGAATTAATTTATCAGCCTCATTATTTATATGAGTATCCCATCGAAGATTTACTAATCTATTATCTGTACTTACTCCGTTATTATGACACCCTTCCATACCTTTCGGACATGGTCCTATAAAAGATTCTAGTACAATTCTATGAACCTTCTTCATAACCTGTTCACCATCTCTAGTGAGATAAACAAAATATTTTCTAGACTTTTTATTTTCATACCCGTCTAATGAAGGTGATAGCTTTCTCCATTTCCGTTTGGAGCCATAGCACTTTACCTTATAAGTCCAAACCGTTCCATCTTCTCCAACTTTATAGTCTGGAAAACCTAAAACATCTACATATTTGATATTTGGATTCATTTCTTCTTTATCATTTTCAACACCAAATAATAGATTACACAATCTGTTATCTTTTACATCGCCGTTTATATGAACATTATAATACTCATCTGGAAGCGTTTTAAACGTTTCTAGAATTAGTCTATATACCTTCTTTATATATGCTTTATCAGTGTTTATACTAACTATAGCATCTCCACTCTGGTCGAGCCTTTGTTTTGTTTTCCTCAACCACTTCCTATGTTTTCCATGAATACTCCATATAGAGCCGTCATTACCGGCATAATATCCTTCAAGTCCTGGAATCTTTCTATAATCTACATCTTTATCTAATTTTTGCATCTATTCACCTAACTCTCTGATTGGTGTTCTAGTGTAATTTTTGGAACCATCATATATTTTTCCCAAACTATCTTCTAAAATTTTTCTAACCGCGTCACAGTAACTACACATCCCTTCGAAATCAGTTCTACACTTTAGCTGATAGCCTTCGGAGTTTAGTAGCTCACTAACTTTATCTAAGATTGACCAGTCTATAACTTCATAATCGTTCTTATCTACAATAATTAGGAATTTGGTATCATCCATTTGACAATCTCCGAATATCCGCTTCTACCATCATTTTTACTAATTCCTTGAACTTGACCTTTGGTTCCCATCCTAAAATACGTTTTGCCTTATCGTATTTTCCACGGAGGTAATCTAATTCTGTTGGTCTCTTTAAAGATTCGTCAATTTCTAGATATTGTGACCAGTCTGAAATACCTATTAAATTGAATGCCTCTGTGAGAAAATCTTCAATAGTATGAGTCTCTGATGTGCAAATAACAAAATCATCAGGAGTTGTGTGGTCTGATGCTAGAATATACGCTCTAATGTAGTCTGAGGTTTCACCCCAGTCTCTATAACTATAGATATTACCAAGTTTAAGTTTATCTATTTTTAATCCATCTCTTATAGCTTTATTCAATTTAGCTACATACATGCTAATTTTTCTTGTCACGAACTGCTGGCCTCTATTTTTCCCCTCGCAGTTGAACATAATGATATTAGAAGTAAATAGATTATATGAACTTCTATATAGCCTAACAGCGTTGAAGGCACATAGTTTACTGATTCCATACGGAGAGACCCCCTCCATCTTAGTC